TCTAACAAGTTGTCGTTTATTACTACAGAACTGTTAAAAGTTGCTGTAACAGTGCCTCCGTTGTCTGAAATAACAAACTCATCACTACCATCATGACGCACTCTAAAGTCACTTAGGCCAGTACCACCAAATACCCTATCAAGTATCAGACTATGATTGCCGTTACCATCACTATCTTGTGCGGCTTTAATAGTTAAGGTATTGTCATCACCAAATATAGTAAGGTCTTGGTTATCGTCTCTACCTACTTTAAGTAATGCCGCATTAGACGTAGAGTTAAATACGCTAATCGTACCTGTTGCCGATACGTTTGTAGTGTTTAACGTACCCGTAGAAGGGTTGTATTCAAAAACACCAGTATCGTCTAAAAGCGCGTTTGACTCGTTATGAAAAGCAACAGGGAAGTCCGTGTTTGCAGTGCTGTCTGTGACTGTCACAGTAGAAGCTAAAGTGGCGGTTGTGGCGTTGCCTGTTAAAGCACCTACAAAAGTTGGGGCAGTGACCGTGCCAGAGACAGTTAAATCACCATCAATAGTGGGGTTGTTTAGGTTTTCACGGAATTGATTGTCTATCTGGTTAAAATACAGGCGTAGGACGCTGAAAGTCCGTTGAAATAGGCTTTGGTTGTACTGTTGTGGGGGTGAAGGCAGTACGGGGGCTTTAAACTTTATATTGTTCGCCATTAGCGCCTCCCGTCAGGGCGCATATCAATACGTGGGTATCCTAACTGCCATTTTACTCCTAGCTCGGTGGACTCTACTTTCAACGCCATCTGTCTACCACGTATACGTGTGTTTATCTGTGTGGTAAAAGGTTCTACTGTGATAGTAGTGCTTTTAGTAACAGCGCCTGAATTACTACCGCCCTCAGACAACGGGTCGTTATACCCAGAACCAGAACTCTTTAGTGGGTTTAGCGTCAATGTAACGCTAGGTGCGGTTGCGTCAGACCCACTAAACGTTAGATCAGGTAGCATACGCCACACAAACGCCATATTATTACCATCTTCTATATCAAACTCGCCAGAGGTTATGGACGCTGTTATGGCTACAGAAGCGGCGGTTTCGTCGTCATCGTTACCTACTTCATGCTCAACAATATTTTTTGTAGTAACTGTAGCGGCAATGGGCGCACTACGAATGCCTGAATCTTCCCAGGCGGAACGTTTTATGTCTGTGCCGTGGTACCACAGGTTTTCTAGGTAATTAAACACTACGTACCTGTCGTTCTCTTCGGCGCCATCTTTGGGGTAAAACCACCACACCTCGTTAAACGCTTCGTTTGTGCCTGCGGTAATTTGCTGTAGTTGGTTATTGTTTATGTCGTTAAAGATGTGCCTATGCACGCTAGAGGGTAGGGGTTTAACATTACCATCATAGGTATAAAACTTGTCTCTACCCATCCAAAATGCTATGCCATTAGCGTACGCAACCGCATTAGGGCTTGCTATGGATATATTCTCACCGACTAACTGTGCGCCCCAACCGTCACCACCTAGAAGCTGTAGGTTGTATAGTGCGGCATCTGTCCACACAAGTATCTCTTGGCGAGCCTGCACCGCAGTAATTATTTCGCCACCCCTAGATAAACGCAAACTGCCTGAATTGTTGATTGTAGTGGGTGCCCAATCGCCAGAGTCTTCTTGGTCAGACCAACGCAATAGTAGTGGGTCTAAAGTATAAGTAGTATCTAAATACTCCGTTGTACCAAAACAGAACACAAATCGACTAATGTCTGAAACCAGTATCCTGTTTGCTTTAGCCGGTACACTGAGTGCGCCAACTCTACTTGATAACAATGTAGCTCTGGTGGTTAAAGCATTATCGCCATCCCAATAAAACAACGGCCCCCCACGAGCAGATAGGATAAGATCCTCACCAAAGTTAGCTTGGCTCCACAGACGTATGTTAGAGTCAGAGGTAAGCCCAGTGCCGTAAGAACCGCCGCCCCACGATCCTGCACTGTACCCACTTTCGGCTATCTGTATTTCGTCACCAGAGTTTATTTGGTACGTAGCAGTTACAGAACTACCTCCACCAGTAGCAGGCGTGCCCCCAGAAGTAGAACCTACAGTTACAGTGTACGAATCACTAAAAGCAAAAGTTAAAACAGCATCGGTAGTAAAGTTTTTACCTGCGGCTAGCGTAACTTCTGTGCTGTCTCCACTACCACTAACTCCTGTTACACGCTCACTAACAGCCGCCGCACTAGAATCGGTTCCTGTCATTAACATACCTATTTCTATAGCGGAGTAAGCGCCGTCGATAGTGTTTATTGTTACGGGATTACCAGTAGAACCATCTGCTTTTGCTGTAGCTATTGCATCGTTGTAGGCTATCTGAAATTCTTTATCTTTAAGATCCGCTTGAGCTATGACATTGACTGTAGCTATAGTGCCCCCAAACGTAACAAAATCACCATTACCGTACCCACCGTTAGTGTCTATGATTCGCACTGTAGTAGAGCTAGCTGTTGTAATTATGGGGTTAGCGGCTAGAGTTATAACTGCTTGAAAGTGTAAACAAGTATCCGCAGTAATGCTTTCAGTGGCAGATAACGTTATTTCACCTTGGTTAGTTACTGTGGCTACAGTCACGCCGTCTGCAATATCTTGGAAAGTCAACGCCGCGCCTAACGCAAGAGATTTTGTGGCGGCTAACTCTATGTTAAATTGGTCAGTTACTGTAGCTACTGTAGTGTTTATCGCCGAACCACTAGCATCTGTGCCAATTACAGACATGTGAACCCGAATAGTGCCTACATTGTTCTCAAGCGTAACCCCTACAACACCAGAAGTTGCGGCTTTTACAGTAGCGGAGGCAGGCACGCCTGTCACAGTCATACCCGTGCGAATAGTGCCTACAGTATCTTTTAGTGTGACTGTAGTAGAACCAGAGGTGGTAGCTTTTACTACACCCGTGGCTTGGTCAATAGGAGTGATGTCGTTGTACACACCACCAGACTCAATATAAAACTTGAGGTTAGTGCCTATACCTATATACAGCTTACTAGCGAGAGTACGCCAGGTGCGGATAGAGCGTGCAATACCCTGAAATGTGTTCTCAGATAGTTTTTTCCACCCACCTATCTTTTCTGGCAAGCCTTTACGAAACCGCACCTTGTCAGAGTCGTTCCAACCTTCTTCAGCGCTATACCTAGTACCTTCTTTGTTGATACCCGGTTTTAGCTGTATCTTGCTTAGTGGCATATTTATTCTCCATCAGCAAGCATATTCGCAACACGTTGACTACGTTGGCCTACCTGGCGGGCGTAGTTGCTGTCTAACAACTCTGTGCCAGCACGTTCGTACTCACCGTTTTCTATAAAGGCAATGGTTTTTTTAAACTTCTTAAACGTAGCCATACCCATGTTAAACACAAGGTTAATCACCGCTTCTTTACGTAACGGGGTCAATTCGGCGAACCAAAGGAACTCACGCGTACACTCACCTGCACATCGCGCTATGTCATTGGCAAGGAGCATCATGGCCTCATCTTTAGTGATTCCGACCTCCTGTATATTTCTCCCAACGCCAATGGTCAGCTTGTCGGCGCTACAGCGGTAGGGCTTTAGCTCCAAACCCTCGTCTATAACTAATTGATCTTGCAGTCTTTTTAAGTTAATCATCTTTGCCACCATGACTTGCTCCAAAATAAAAACTGACCACTGCCGCGAGGGTCGATGACATCGCACCAATCAGCAATGACGGTATGGTGTCTGATGCCTCTGGAGGCGGCGATACCGTTATCAATACCGCGTAGCCTGCAAAAAGTAATAAACAACCAATTGCAAGTATTTTTGGTGTCCAATCTCCCTTATGAGCTTTTCTAGCGTCCTGTACATCGGCAGTCTCCAAGGCAAATATGTCTACATCCATCTGTTTCATCTGAGCTTCAAAGTCTAATTCAGCTTTCTTTATCTCAGCAAGTTGCTCTGGTGTGGCGTTCTGCATAGCTGTAGATATAGCCTTAGCATCAGTTTTACAGCCTAATACGGCGGATATAGCTTGTGCGGCTGTGCCACCTAGTGGCCCTGCTAATGCAGTACCTAATGTGGGTGCAACTGCACTAATAACACCTTTTAATGCGCCAAAGTTCATAATTTACCCCAGTGGGTTGCTGTTGTTTTTTAGCCTGTCCAGTTTGTCAACAAGCCTTTCAATTTTGCTGTTAAGCGCCTTAATCTGGCCTTGAATAGTCGATATTCGACTTTTATTAACCTCGATGCCGCTGTCCAACGCGCTTGTATCACTACCTTGTACTTCGTTAAGACCGCTTTCAAGTCGTCCAATAGTTTGCTCAACATTGCTTATTTGCCCCTCTATAGTGGCTATTGTGGCTGATAAATGCCCCACATCGCTGTTATTTTGCGTTACTTCTAGCGTAGTAAGACGTTTCTCCATAGTACGGATTTCCTCAACATTATACAGTTCTGACATAGAACCTTCCAGTTGGGCTACTTTTTCTTCCATTGTGGCAAATGTCATGGCGACACCGCCTAAAGCACCTAAAATACCTATCCAAGTGCCTATTTGTTCTGCATCTATGTTCATTGTGGAATTACCTCAATTAATGGGCCATCACCATTGGTGGGTAAGAATTGAGCCTCGATACTGCCTATATCAGCCCAAAAACCGTTTTCAACACCCACTGATTGTCCTGCCCATGCTATGTTAAGTTGGTCAAGAAGCATCTTATCTATACCTACTTCTGCACCATCGTAAAATGCCTGAACAGTCTCGGTAGCCTGAGTGACAAACGTAGTTGATTCAATGATCGCCCCGGAGTACTGTTCAAGCATGTTTTTGGTACGGCTAGCTACTACCATGTTTTCAATACTTGCTTGGTAAGCATCTCTTGTTTCTTGCTTAATAGCTCGTAAATCGTTGTCTGTAGCGTACTTTTCCATACCTATTTTGGTAGATTCGTCAGCGGCTTCTATCTCAGCGGCTATAGCAGTAACAGTTGCAATGACTTGAGCTTCCTCAATCATGTTGTTTTTCTGCTCTTCAAACTCGACCTGTTGAGTAATTATCTCATCTTGGATAAGTAAACCAGTCAAATACTCTTGGGTAGATTGCTCTAAGGCAGTTTGGTACGCAGAGTTAAACGCATCTGTCTGCGCTTGCGTAACGTGGTACTGCTGACCTGTGGTGGGGTCTACAATGGTTGTAGCGCCAGTAACCATGTTAGCGGCCATTTGGCTAATAAAGTTGTCTTTCTCAGGCCCAATTAAGTCATTTATGGTTGCGGTTTGAGTTTGTAGATCCGTTTGGTTCTCGTGATCGGCTAGCACGGTAAATGAGAGGCTCATCAGGAACCATGTCAGGGCGATTTTTATAGAAAGTATACGCATCATCACCTATTAATCCTTGATTTACGGGACACGGAGTCCCTGATTCATAAAGTGCCCACCACACGCGGTAGTCTTGGCACATGACGCTCACAGCGGCTACCTTTAGCCCTAGAGCATTTAACTGTTTACTGAGCTTTAGGCGCTCACATGTCTCATCTTTTATGGGACTACCAAATGCTAATCCAAATACTTGTGTTTGTACACCCGCAGATCCACTAAACGTACACACATCTTGGTTATAACTAGGGCTACTGGGGGCAACAGCCGTGTTTACTGGCGTACCCTCCTGCGAAACAGTCGTAGATGTCCTGTTATCAATGGTTTCGGCAGACTGCTGGTTATTAGACCCAAAATCGCCAACTGTTGCGTCCTGCGGCTCTTGAGCTAGGCTAAAAGAGCTTGCCAGCAATAGCGGTAACAAAAATAGCCGCATATAACCCCCAAATGTACTGCTCTATCCTAATAAACTTATTAGATCCGTCTTCTAACCGCTTTTCGATAGCGTCAAGCCTAGTAGCACAAAGGGCTTCATGTTTCTCTAACTGAACCAGAACCTCGCGTGCAGATAGGCGAGTCACTGTGTTTGGGTTCTTAGGTCGTCCGCGCTTTGCCATAATTAATCCTTAAACTCTTGTGATCTGTGTGTTGGCCCTTGCCCGCGCACTACTTTATCTGAAGATGCGCCCCATAATCCTGTTGCTTGTTCGTACATAGCAACGGAGTAGTTATCCATAGAGTGCCCATCACGATGCGCAGACTCTACTTGTATATACTTTTCTTTCATAGCCGCTGTAAGTGCGGATACCCAGTTCGGGTCAAACAACCATGACTTACTGCCTGACAGGTCTTTACCTAGCACAATGGCTGTAAATATAGCGCCTTTACCTTTCTTTATACCGCCTATCATGGCTACTACGTGATCATCTTTCTTGCATACTATTGTTGCGCCACCGTCACGTATAACTTTTAAACAGTGTACTTTAGCCCCTTCCTCTGTGGTGTTGTCATCTATTGTGCCTTCTAATATCTTGCCTTTGCAGTCATCAAATAAACGAGTAA